ACCCAAAATCGTGCTGCCATGCTTATTCCTCAACAGGTGTGTCTACAACAGGCTCTTCTACGACTGGCTCTTCTGCAACCGGCGCAGGAGGGTTCTTGATGAATGCATCCCACTTGTCATATCGAGCCTGCTTCATTGCTTCAATTTCAGCGTCAGTAAAGCTGTGGTCATCTGCCAAGTGCAGGGCATCACGAAAGCCGTTAATTTCAAAAACAATGTCAATCATGTCAGTTCCTTAGAAGCCAAAGACCTTGGCAATCATTTGCCATTTCGTAGTAGTGCTATTGTATATGAAACCAACATAGTCATACAAGCCGCTACCACTTGATGCATTAGGTAAACCAATATCTGTAGAGCCTTGGAATGCAGCGTTCCACGAGAAGGTTTGCACGTTAGTGCTGCTCAGTCTCAGAATGAATCGTTGTCCATTCACAGGCGTTCCTGTTGGAGCATTGATTGTCAGCGTACCTGCTGCTTGTGTATTAGCTTGAGTAGCCATGTCGGTTGTGTCAGCATTAACTGTGATGGATGTGCCATCAGCAATTGTTACAACTCGACTTATCACTGCACCAATAATTGTGGTGAAAACACCAGTTGAAGGTGTGGTCGCACCAACAGTGCCGTTGATGTTGATGGAGGCTGTACCAGTTAGGTTAGTCACTGTACCGCTTGATGGTGTGCCGAGCGCACCACCGTTGACAACAGGAGCACCAGCAGAGCCTACGTTGACAGCAAGTGCTGTCGCAACACCAGTACCCAAGCCGCTAACACCTGTAGAGATAGGAAGACCTGTAGCGTTCGTCAAAGTAACACTGGTCGGCGTACCAAGGATTGGAGTGACCAGTGTAGGTGATGTAGCAAATACCAAAGCACCATTACCTGTTTCATCGGTAACAGTCGATGCCAAGTTTGCAGAAGATGGAGTGGTAAGAAAGGTGGCAATACCAGCACCTAAGCCGCTGACACCTGTTGCAATAGGAAGACCTGTTGCATTCGTCAGTGTTGCAGAAGTTGGTGTACCAAGAATAGGAGTGACCAAGGTAGGTGATGTAGCAAACACAGCAGAGCCAGTGCCTGTCTCGTCCGTCAAAGCTGATCGAAGGTTGGTAGATGATGGTGTTGCAAGGAAGGTGGCTACACCAGTACCTAAGCCGCTAACACCTGTAGAGATAGGAAGACCTGTAGCGTTCGTTAGGGTGACGCTGGTGGGTGTTCCCAACACAGGAGTAACAAGTGTTGGTGATGTGGCAAACACAGCAGAACCAGTGCCTGTTTCATCTGTTATAGCCGCACGAAGGTTTGTTGAAGATGGAGTGGCAAGGAAGGTGGCTACACCAGTGGCAAGACCGCTGACACCTGTAGAGATAGGCAGACCTGTAGCGTTCGTCAGTGTGGCGCTAGTGGGTGTACCCAATATAGGACTGACCAGTGTTGGTGTATTAGCAAACACCAAAGAACCACTGCCTGTTTCATCAGAGATGACACCTGCCAATTCACTAGATGTTGTGAGCGCAAGTGCTGACAGTTTGTCTGTGGTGACAACAAGAGTCTTAGACGCTGGAATGGTTGTACCGTTAAGAGTGGTAGTGCTATTAGAGGTCAGCGTTGTCACTGTAGCAGCAGCGGGTGTTGTTGCTCCAATGATGGTGTTGTCGATAGTACCTGCGTTGATGTCAGCAGTGTCAGCAATGAGGCTATCAATGTTTCCAACACCTGTCAGGTACAGGTTTTTAAACTCAAGGACGCTAGTGCCAAGATCAACATCGTTGTCTGTAACAGGCACAATTGCGCCATCTTGAAAGCGCACTTGCTCTACAGCAGCACCACCAACTTCAACAAACACACCATGACGATTGTTACCAGTATCGGTAGCAATCTTGTTTAGCATATCGCTGTCGCCAATCAGTGGAATAGGATGACCTTCAGCAGCAGTGCCGTCATGCTTGTGACCAGCGTTAGTTGTGAAAGCATCACGCAGTGTGTTGAACTCGTTATTAATTGGTGCTGCACGTACAATGGCGGTAGGTACGATGTCAGCAGTAGATTGTCTTACATATCCAGTCAAGATTATCTCCTGTCATTAGTTGCATAGTTCAGGACAATTCCCTGAATGGTGTGACTAGCATTGGTATCGTTTGTCACATACTTGAAAGCGATAGAGAAACCAGAACCATCAATGTTAGTTTTCTCCACTGGTGATGGGTTTCCATCGAAAATAGCATTAGCATCGTATACAGCTTCGTTGTAATAAGCTGCTGCACCTGCCGTTGTTATATCATAGTTGGCAGGGTTGAACACACCTACGGAGTCGTCGAAGTCATACGATACAGCCAACGCAATGGTGCTTGCGCCTTCACTACGAAGGAATGTTGTAATGTTATAGAAGTTTTTACGAACTGTAGGATCTTCAAAATAGTAGTAAGGAGTCTGATATACAGAAAGTATTGGAGCGCCGCTAAACGATGATCCTGACTCCTGAAGATACACCTTACCTGTAGAGTCCCCATGAATGACAATTTCGTCACTGTTGACATACCCACTGGCAGCGCATGTTGCTGGAATACCAAACAATTGGCTAAATTCAAAACCAATACCACCATTACTTTCTCGCAGTCCACCTAAGATTCCAAAGATTCCATCAGACGGAATCAAGAAACGAAACTGTGATTTCTTACGTATGACAATGGAAGTAATTGTTTCAACATCAATGTTTGCACCAGACAAGTCAGCCAAAATAGCATTGATAGCAAACTGAATCTTTTTAGAAAAAGTCTCAAGTTGTACGTCACCAATGTTGGAAGTACCCGCAATAGGTCTAAACCCGTCTGGTCCAAGGAACAAAAGATTACCACCAATTTCAATGACGCTGTCTGGAACAACACATCCTAAGTTGGTAGTGACCTCAGACACAACAAAGTTTGCAATGTTGGTTCCGGTTAAACTCTTGATTGAATTCTTACCAAAGATGTACAACACATCACGAAACTGTTTGATCTGAACAATCTCAAAACCTACGTTAATAATACCAGCACCACTGGCAGGGCTGAAGTCTGTCTCAGCTACTGGAGCAGAGAAGTAAAGATTGAAAGGCTCTGATGGATCACCAGCGAGAAAGATGTGGTTCTTGTAAGCAGCAGAATACTTAGGAGAATCAGGAGCGTTGGCGTGGGTGATTTGTGTGTATGTTGTGCCATCATAGACAGCAGCAGGGTTGATACCATCTGTCAGCAAAATCTTAGCAGAACCCCAGTTGTACTTGATGAACCTAACCTTCTTTACACCAGTCATCGTCACAGTGCCGGGTGTGCTGATGGCTGTCCAAGATGATGTAGCTGACACCCATCTGTAGAAATAGTTTGTACCAGTTGATGGAGCACGGCAAGCAAAGATGTTGTTGTTAAGCGTTTCAGCAACCATCACACCCAACACAGGACCGGTGCCAGTGACAGTACCATAGCTGTTTGCATAGCCACTAATACGACGATAGCCACCGCTAATGGATGGCTCATAGTTGATTAAAGAATACGCAGTACCGGGTTCTGTCTCACCCTGTGACAACACATCCTTGTTCGTGTTTAAGCCACCAAGAGAGGTAACTTTAAAACCATTAATACGATCTGCCATTACATCACTCTGGTTGAAACCAGCGCAGGAACAATCATTGTCGAGCGCATAGTCAAAGGTTCGTCCATCAACAAACGGCGCATAGTTTTGATGCCATTGTCAAACTTATCACGATGAATGGCAGCGCTCTGTTCATTAGAGCGATACAACATCATGTAAGTCATTGCACCATCAATCAATACGTTGTCGAATCTGGAAGGTACGATGCATGTATCAGTAGCATCAACTAGATCAGCAGGGAACTTCCAATATTTGTATTCAATCTCATAAGCCTGATCAGACTTTGGCGACACACCAAAGTATCCTTCTTGTGTTTGATATATTGCTTCAGGAGCACCATAACCACCAGTGCCAGTTTGATCTTCTGTAGGTCTACGCTCGTCCAAGTATTGTGTGTAAGTTAATACAGGCAATCGTTTAGGTTGGTTGTTAGCGGCGGTGAGTTGTTTGAGATAGAACGATTCCCAATCAACGCTGGAGAAATCTGTAGGAAAAGCGTAAGTTGCAGTACCGTCTGTAGCAAGTGTTTTAGTTACAGTGGTCAATACAAAAGGCCACTCTTGTACAGAGTGCATCAATTCTCTAACAGATGAGTTGATGGCATTTTTAGCTAGAGCTTGAACGTTTCTAGCATTGTCAAAATCGGAGGAGTCCATAGTGACTTCACCCATTCTACGCAGCAATTCATTTGTTAAAGAAAGGTATGTTGACATATTTATAAGCAAGAAAGGGGTGAGCCTTTGACGACCCACCCCATGAGTTACGGGCGATTAAGCCAGTTGATCGCGGTCAACGTCAGCAGCAGCTTGAGCACTCTTAGAGCAGTCAACCACTACAGCCCAGACACGACCAGTGATGATACCGGGCGAACCAGAGATAGTAGTGACAACGTCGATGGTGTCAGCAGCAGCAATGAAGCCGGGAGTTACGCCGCCCTTGTTTGTATTGGCAGCAGTGTTGTCGAAGTTCAAGTCGTTAGCAAACACAGTGGTGCCGTCAGTAACGTCCAAAGTGTAAGTAGTAACGTCAGGAACAACGGTGAAGTTTTGAAAACCAGCAGCCAACACAGTAGTGCCAGCAGGAACAGAGATACCGACAGCAGTACCAGAAGAAGCAGCGAGTGATACGACTTTCTCCACGAGAACTGGAGCGTAGCGCACAGATTGAACGAGAGCCATTTTAGATTTCCTTTATGTGTAAATATATAAACGGGGAAGCCTTTTGAGCCTCCCCTGTTTCATCAGGCCACGTTGTACAACGCAGTCACAATACCCTCGGGTCTGAGTATTTTTCGGCCATAGAGGTGCATACCACGCACGATGTCAGCGAAGCTGTCGGGATCACGATATGTCTCGGTCTTTGTCAATTGCTGAGCAGTTGCCACAGCAGAGTCATGACCTGCAACAATCACGCCGAAGTTACTAGACTGAGCAGAAGCACCAGAAGTGCCGGGACCAGTACCAATCTTAGGAGTGTTGTTAGACACATAGATACGGAAGCCGTGCAGGTTGTTCAGGATCAGACCGTTCTGCAAACCGGAACCACCGAAGTCACCATTCAACAGACGGCTGTCTTCGTCTTTCAACATCTCAACGAACACGGGGTCAACGACCAACCAGCGACCTTGTGTGTCAACCAACTGTTGATCCAACAGACGGCCCATACGGGCAATCACAGTCAGAGGGGAAACAGTAGTGGTAGAAGCACCAGTAGCACCGGGGAAACGTGGAGCCAATGGGATGGAGTCACCAGTAGAACCAGCGCTAGTCAGGTTGCTGAAGTTGGGACGGCTCAGCTTCATGCTGGACAACAGTTCGTCAGAACCAGCAGAGGCAACAGCCTTAGTGCCGGGAGCAGTGGTACGAGCAGTATCACCAACAACGTGCTTAGCCGACTGGGAGTAGCCCGACAGATATGCCAAAACGTCTTGGTCATAGTTGTCGCGCAAACGGTAGGCAGCACGATCAGAAGCCATCTGCATGAAGTTCACATGTGAGTGAGCAGCTTCGATGTCATCAATCTTGAAGGCGTAGTAGTTAGCCTGATCAACAACCAGAGTGAAGTCTTCGTCGTCGAGGTCTTGAGCAGTGATCTGAGTACCACGAGCATAGGCTTGCACCGACACTTCAGGTTCTTTGATGATCTTGACGCTATCACCCATGTTAGCGATTTCACCGAAGTAGTCGCTATTGGTGATGTCTTCAACAGTGGAAGCTTTACGGAAGGCAAGTTGAACTTGCTTGCTATAAATAACGGGCGAGAAATTGCCATTAGGCAAGTTGCCGTAACCGGCAGCGGAAGGAAAAGCCATTTTAAATCTCCTATAGATATATTGGCATATAATTAAATACGCTAACACTACTACAGAGGCTGACTTTATCGGGTACGTTACAGTTCCAAAGTGCCCAATGGAACATGACGGGCCAATAAAACTTCAGGTATTTCTGACAGTTTATTGTTTTGCGTTACATACTGACACAACAAGTGTCATCACTAAAAATACTATTGATCGGTGGCTGTTGCAATCAGCGGCGATGCTATAGAGTTGGTGGCATTTCACCACCATGTCATAGTTATACTATGATTTTTTAAAAGTTGTCAAGTGTTTAACGTGCTCCACCAGTCATATCGTATACAAACTTACCAGCTTGCATAGCCTTTTGAATGGCTTCGAGGTTTTTTTCGTATTGCAAAGAAGTCATTTTATCTACTTGTGACTCGTAGATTACACCATCGGTGTCTTGACTGATTGGGGCAGATCGCTCACTGCGGGTACGGATGCCCTGTGCCGCAGAAGTATCTTCCTTCTTCGATTTCGTTTTACCAATGTTGCGATCAACCTTATAAAGATCAATGGCACGAGCAGCAGAACGAGCATCTGTATCGTTCTCATATAAAGCATCATACACCCATTTTGGTTGTTCATTTGCCCAGTCGTGGAAGTCATCTGTAGCTCGGATAGTGTCAAAGTCTGGATGTAGCTTTAACAATTCAAGTTCAGCCTTCTCTCGCGCTGTCAGTTTGTCTCGCTCATCCAAAGCTTTGAAGCGCTCATCAAGCGCTGCTGTTTGTTCTTTGGCTTTCTTGATTGCAATTGTTTCAACAATCTTTGCCACGTCAGGATATGTCCTTGCCCAATTTGCCAGTTCTGCCTCGCTGGTTGGCAGCTTAATCTGTTGTTCCGTAGACTGTGTAAGCTGCTGTTTCAACTCGTCAATTTGCTTTTGCAATGAAAGAGCTTGTTGTTGTGAATGACGACGAAGATCACCATAGCGTTTCTTGAAGCTTTTCTCTTCAGCGCTCAAGTTGCTGTCATCACCAGAGTCTTCATTTGCTGGTTTGTTTTCATCAGACAATTGTTTGAGTTCAGCTTCTTCTCGTTCAATGCGCTCACGATTGGCATTGCGTTTACCAAAGGGGACAATGGCAGTTTTCTGCGATTGCTGTTCCATAACCATTTCAGACATATTTACCTTTTAAGTTGGGGCTGCACTGTAGGAGACTATGTGTCTCGGAGAGAGGTAGCCAATGATGGTGGGTATTGTTTAGTACCAGTCTGCCCACCACAGACTCTGGTATTCATATTGTATATTACTTACGACGACCTGCTAAACCTTTTGAATTGGATTTCTTTGGTTTAGAAACAAGACCACCTTTGGCAAGTCCTTCACCTGCACCTATACCACCACCATCATTACCAGCACCTACACCACCACCGCCGCCACCGCCACCACCAGTACCTGCACCAGTACCATCAGTTCCTGTGTCGGTTCCAGTTGTACCAAATCCAAGTCCACCAGTATTACCACCACTCGTTGTACCACCGCCTATATTACCAACACCCAAACCTTCAGCACCAACGGCATCAGCAGCGGCATAACCAGCAGCAGCAGCAGAAGCTGCATCACTTTGAGCATCCATAGAATTAATACCAATAGAGCTTCCAACACCAAAACCAGTGGCTGAACCGGGTCCAGTTGTGCCACCAGAGGCTGATGCAGCGGCATCAGCGCCTGCTTGTGCTGCGGCTGATGGGCTTGCACCACCAACGATTGCATCGGCAGCGGCTTGTGCAGCAGCCCCTTGTGCAGCAGGACCGTGACCAGCGTTGGCGGCAGCAGAAGCAGCGGCAGCACCAGCAGCGGCAGCAGCGCCACCTGTTCCAGATTTCCCCATAGTTGCTGCTTGTGATGTAACATCTGTAAGGTTTGCAGGATCGGTTGTATCTTTAGTAGCAACGTTAAAAGACATAGCTGCTTGCGCATTTGCAAAGTTTAATTGCCCAACAAGCGCTGCACCAGCTTTAGAGCCAATATTGATACCAGCAGGTCCAAGAGTAGCAAATCCTAAAATTCCACCAACTATTGATCCAAGTGTTGTACTTGTTTCATTCGCTACAGCTTTACCATCATCTCCGATAGTAAATCCCGGACCGGATGTAGTGCCGCCGCCGTCACTAGGACCACCTTCACCACCAACACCAACATCTCCACCAGTTCCTCCAGTACCACCACCTGATTTAGCAGGTGTAGTTGTAGTAGATGTTTCAGTAGCACCAGTAGTCTTCACTTTGTAACCAGTAGGAATAGACAACTGAGCTACACCATTAATGAATGGAATGTAGATGGTTTGACCAGCATCATTGACCATCGCCACCATTTCAAAACCCTTGATGGGAGCGTCACGATAGAGTTTCTCATTCTCTGGTACAACATATCCACCCTTATCATATTCACGGTCTTCACCACCGCCTTCTTCACTCATGATGGAATCAATCTCAGACGAGAACTCTTCATCGTCCATCTCCTCTTCACCACCATGCAGAGCTTCACCGTCAGGTACTTCGTTAGCATTACCCATCTGACCAATCTCTGCCATCTTCTTCAGACCCATCTTAGCTTTGTCACGCATCATCATGAGCTTTTCCAAACCCCAATAACGCACTACATCAGCAGGAAAAACAAACTCGCCTTCACTGAGCTTGGCATCAATATCATCTCTCACTTCTTCTGCCATAGCACCGGGAGGTACTTCATTACCAGAGACAGGATCGACTGTGCCGCCCTCTTGCAACACACCGCCTTCAGCGAACAACCTATTCATTTCAGCTTGCATGATTTATTTCATCCTTTAAATACTTGAGATGACGCAATGCAGCAATAGCACCCTGCGCCTTAAACACTTCTTGCATGTCTGTTGCTTGTTCAAGCTTACGTTGTTGTTGTTCAATGTCATGGTCAAGCTTTGCCACAAACGCATCCCATAAATGAGGGCTGTTCAACATACCCTTTAGCTTTGGAAGAAACACTTTATCCATTATTGAATACCTGCTGGAGCCTGTGGAGGTGCGGCACTAAACCCTTGCTCCCCCGGTTGTGCAGCAGCACCAACACCAATGTTGCCACCACCACCGCCTGTCATGTCAGCAACACCGGGAGGACCGCCAGCACCCGGCACAGGTGGAGCACCCGGCTCAGTTGGTGCAGCAGGAGCAGGTGGTGGTGCCATCAGAGCAGCCTGACGCATTGCCTCATCCATGTTGTTAGATACTTTATCAGGATCAAGATCCATTGACTTAGCAATCTCACGAACGATGTAAGGCATCTTAGCGAATGGCATAAGCGTTGGGCTAGACACAATCTGCATAAACTGCATCAAGCGCTGGCTTCTCACTTCGTTTGCCATCAACGATTCTGTACCACGAGCATTAACTTCCAAGTCACCCTTAATCTCTGGATCAAAGTCAAACTGCATGTTGAAGTTGAAGAATGCTTTACCGATTGGTGCAAGCAAATAATCGTCAACGTTCTTGATGACAGTTTTGATAGAACCGCTGGCAGCATTCATCAACATGGAGATGCCTGATGCTGTACGACCAACACCACTCACACCAGTTTGACCGTGAGCAAACGATGGCATACCTGTTGATTCATCAGCAAGCTGACGGGCTTTGTCAAACATCTGTAGGTTCTCTTGAGACACGTTAGGAAACTTTGTTCCAAACAATGCCTGCCCCGGCGCACCGCCTTGACGACGAAACACTTTGCCGGGATATACACTCATGTCCTGCCCCGGTACAAGGTTGGTTTCATCAATTTCAAAAACAAGGTTGCCAGACAAGACTCCGTTGTCCACTGCCATACGCATAAAACCATTCATTAAGGTTTGTGTATCGTCCATATTCTCAGCGATACCAACACCTGCCAGAGAGTAGGGGTTTAGTTCGTAAGGGACAGCGTAGTACGGAATCTTGGCTGGCTTAAAAGGATTCAACACAAGACGAATAATCTTACCATTACAGAACCAGATGTTGGCTTGAAGCTCACCTTCAAACTCTTTAGGAACATCAATGTCATTTTCCTCAAGCAACTCAACTTCAACGTTGCCCCAATACTCCAACACTTCAAAGCGATCAACGCCATAGTTGAGAGCATAGTCTTTTAAGGTGTCTTCCCAATACTTCTTGGTGTAGCCTTCACCACCAGCAATGATTTCATCAATTACATTGCCACGGAAATGAGGACGGCGCTTCAAAGCACGAAGCTGTGTACGCGACATTTTATGACGCTCAATGACGTATTGGGATTCGTCTGTGTTGTTTGAGTCTGGATCCCAATAAAAGTTCCATAACGAAACATGTGATGCTTCTGGTACAGTTTTGAGTGTTGGTTTATATTCACCGTCTTCTGTCCAGTTTGGATATTCTTTATTGACAGCGAACGGACCCTTCATCACACCTGTGCCGAACAGTGCCATTTCAAAAGCAGACAATCTCAAATGCTTACTTGCATTGCTCTCGTCAAGTTGGTCATGAATCTTCTTCTCCATCTTCTTAGCCGCAACCATAGCGGGATAGAACGTAACAGAAGTTGGTGTAACCCCCGGTCCTTTCTTGAGGCCGGGAACATCTTTCAAGTCATCCTTCAACGAACCAAGCATCTCCTCAAGCTTGTCTAGGTCAAAGTCTTTACCAATATTGGCAGCACCTTCTTCACCGAATGGAATAGCTGGTGCATCAGGTGAAGCTTTAGGATCGAAGTGAACAGAATCAACAACACCTTCAGGTAATACCGATGGGTCAATGCTCAACGGGAATTTGTTGTTAGAAAACAACACATCAATAATCTGACCATACGCAGCCAACACCTTGGTCTTTGTAACTTTGACGAACACACGCGACTTCTCAGTCTCAAGAAACTGAACATCAGGACCGTACAAACCACGATAGTTGCGATAGGCTTTGAGCCAACGAGTCTCATCAGAGCGTCGAGCCTCTTCAGCTTTGGTGTATCGGTTTTGAATGAACGAAATCAATCCACCAGCTTTAAAAGAGTCTTCGCCAGCTTTAGAGTCATCTAGTGCAATTGTTTTATCGGTTGTAGGTTTGTCAATTAGTGCCATATTGTTTCCGTGTTAGAACGTCAATGTGTAAAGGTATACCATGTTAGTACCCCATTGTGGGATCTGCAATCACTCTACCTGTACGTTGTATAGAAGAATCAAAGTCAAACAACCCACTACGTGGACGCGACATTGCTCCATAACGCAAAGCGTCATAAGTGTGATCGTTGCTTACTTTGGTGTTAATATCTTCCATGTTCGTCTTATCAATAGGAAGAGTGGGTAAATCAGCAATGATTTGTGTACAGGTATTGAAGAAAACAATACGAGGAGCACCTGTATAGGGGTCAACCTGTAGTCGTCGGTGTATTTCGTTCTTACCTGCAATGCGGCTACCAGCAGAACGGTCAGCGGGTCGCCATCTACACCCCTTCATGATCATTCGTTCAGCAATAGAGGGTCCAGTATCCCCACGTTTGTGCCAACATGAGCTATCTAGTACACCATAACGAATCTTTTCACCATCTTCAGCATTCATTACCATCACAGCAAGGTCTTCTGCCAGCACTTTGCTGACATAAAGCTCTCTATATACCACCAAACTTTCATCGGGTGCTACAGCAAACCACAATACAGCGCTATAGCTACCATATCCGTAGTCACAAGACCTGAAACGGGGCCAACTAGACGGAATAATGAAGGGTTCAACCACATGAATGGCTCTATTGAACTCAGAAAATGCTGCACCCTCTGCAATATCCCAGTTTCCCTCAAGCAATTGCTTACGTTGGTGCTCCGGTAGGGACAACAACATGGTTTCATAGTCACCTGACTCAGCCAAATAGGGGTTGTCTGCCAGTTTTGCAGAGATGAACTTACGTTTGAACAGCGGTTGTCCCTCTTTGCTGTGCCCTTTGGGGTAGGTCAGCACCTGTCCTGTCTCTACATCGGTTGCCCAAAAGCTTTTACCGTGTGGTGCAGGCACAATGAACATCTTCCTGACCCATTGATGACCGGGACCACCGGGGTTGGTGGTAGCTCTCATGAATACAGGCAGGTCAGGCGCTGCTGTACGTAGCCGTGAACGCATGTAGTTGTACGCAAATGGCGTAGGCCACTGTGTCAACTCATCCCAAGCGATGTAGGAGAACGACAAACCCTGATAACGCATGACATCTTCGTCACGGTCAAGGTAGGACATCCATAGTTTGCCACCACTTGGATGCTGCCATTGCATCTTTCGTTCACTCCACTTAATGCCGGGATAGATTTTTGGATACATCTCCTGCGATTTCCAAATCAGTTCTCGCAGTTCTTCAGTGGTGTGTCGAAGAATGAGTCCACTAAATTGTGGATGGGCAATGTAGCGCAAAGGATCGGCAAGAATGGCATAGCTCTTACCACCACCGGCTGCACCACCATACAACACTTCACGTTCTGACGCAGCTAAGAAGTTTGTCTGTGGGCCGGGGTTGGGCTTGAATATGATGTTCTCATACTCAACAGGTTCAACTATCGGTGCGGTTGTCGGAGAAGGTGGCGCTAAGTTGGACGTATCTATCACTATCGAAGAAGCTTCCGTCTTTTGTTCCGGTTCTTTCTTCGTACTCTTGCGCTTTCTTAAGGGCTTTTTCGTACCCTTCGGCAAGCTTTCGATAAGTAGAGGATTTGCGTTTGTGGGACTGTTCATTCTTTATACGTTTCAATAGACCTACATGGCTTATCTCTCTACCAGTGACAGTGGTTATCCATGCCGCCACCTGCCTAGAGCTATATTGCTTCAAATACTTTTTAGCCTTTTCAAGAGCATCAAGCTCAAGAGCTACAGGTTGAAGCCATCCATCGTCTTCACTGTCTACAACATACCCAAAAGGAACAGTGCGTGACAACCTTGGTATCTTAACATACTCAACCTTTGTCTCAGGCTGCGGCAATATGAATGTGCCTAAGCCGAAATCAAACGGTTCCATTATTCTTCCTCACGTTCCTTAGCAGGCAACACCATGATGCCACCAGTGCTTTCAACCTGAACCTTCTCTGTCTTAACCAAGCCTGCACGGTCAAGCAAGTCTTTAGCCGCTGACATCTTCTCTTTCAATCCAAGCTCTGTAGGATCGTCAATGGCAGCAATCATAGCCACCGCAGCCTTTGGAGCCGCCATAGCGATGTAAAGCTGTGTAGCTTCAATGATTTCTTCCCTCAAAGAATTGGTCAGTTGTCTGCGGCTATAGCCCTCAGAGAATCCTGCCATCTTCATAGCCTGATTGATGTTGCCATTGGCATCAGCAAACAACACTTCAAGGAAACGCTTTTGCTGTTCTGTAAGTTCTTTTTTAGCCATCAGAAAAGTCCTTGTTCATAATATTCTTCAACTGTGACGACAGTGTCACAAGTAGCCCCTGCCTCTGGAGTGACAATAATTGTGTCACCGGGGTCAAGAACAAGATAGCTACCATCAAGTTTGAGATAGCCATAAGCAGACAACACATATCCACCAACAATGTAATAGCTTTGACTAGCGCTAACATCGTTCCATTGAACAGAAACAGTTTTGTTGTTGCCACCATGATTGGAGACAAACAACAAATGCATCTTGGCAACAAAGTTGGCAGGGCAGGTGTAGACAGTGTTAGCAGCACCAGCCGTCAACACTTTACCAACGCTACGAATCTTAGGTTCTTTGCTCATTTCTTTTTAGGCTTCACTTTGGCTTCAGACAAGCTAATCGCAATGGCTTGCTTAGGAGACTTCACAACAGGACCACCTTTACCACTATGCAGGGTTCCTTCTTTGAACTCACCCATCACTTTGGCAATCTTCTTTGTTTGCTTCTTGGTTTGTTTAGTAACAGCACCACCTTTAGCGAAAGACTTTGTAATGGACAAGTTAAGTCGCTTATCCATCTTACCATCCATCATAGGTTGCCTAGATGCTGAAACACCATAGGTCGTATCACCCTTAGTGTAGGCAGCATCAACACCAGTGATCCTTTTCTGTGTAAAAGTTTTTCCACCTTCAGATGTATCAACCTTAACCTTTGATGCCATACCGCTGACACCAGCAGAAACATGGTCGCCAGAGTCTAGTTCTTTAGACATACCAATGCGACCACCACCGCCAACACCTTTAACACCATCATTCTTGAAAGTGTTAGCGCCACCGGACATGCTAAATCTAGCACGGCTTTCTTCGATTTCTTTTTGATCCATCATTTACCTTTCTTCATAGGCTTACCAACACCAATCATTATGGCAACCATAGGCTTACCACCCTTGCCTTCTTTAGCCATACACTTACCAGCAGCCTTGCATTTAGCAGGAGTGGGACAGCCTTCGCAGGGCTTGAATGCTTTCTTTGTAGCCATGAGTTTTTCCTTTAGCGATGTTTCGCAGTTTTCTTAGCAATGCTCTTTGGTTGAGCAACAAATTGTTTACCAGCAGCTTTGCCTTCACGCTTAGCTTTCGTGGTGGCAGCATACTCAGCAGGTGACAAAGCTTTGATGGCAGCTTCAGGCAGATAGCGCTCACCAGTGTCTGAAGAACGCTTACCAGACTTGGTTGTCCATTTCTGTTCTGTCCAGTCTTTGAGAGATTTCTGTGGAGCTTTCATTTCAGTCTTTGTAAGAGCCACCAGCGGCTTTATATTTCTTAGCAACAAGCTGAGCCTTCCTTGCGCTCCACTGTCCAGCACCAGTGCCTTGCGTTGCAGCAGCCTTAACCTGCGCCACAATTTTCTTGCGCAGGTCTGGCTTGGTGTAGTTGCCTGCGGCGTTGACAGTGCTCTTGGCTTTTGCCATTACTTCTTAGCCTTCTTAGCTACAGAGCCACCCTTCGCCATGTTGGTGGCTGTACGGCTACCACGCTTTGGCAACTCTTTAGCAACAGCACCACCCTTAGCCATCATAGCTGGATTCACTTGCTTGATATTCGTTGGTGTTGCCGTTGTTTTTGCAACTTGTGTAACAGATGGTATCGAACCCTTTGATCGCAAATAAGGGGGAAGCAATGGACTATTAGCTGCCTTAACAGCCGCCTTAACAGCACCACCCTTAGCCAGCTTCATACCTGTTGCTTTCTCAACAGACTTGCCCTCAATTTCATTGGCCTTCTTGTCAGCCATATCGCGCACCTCTTGAGGCAACGACTTATCCATTGCCTGTTTACGCAACTCTGTAACCTTCTGTGCATCTGTCTTCATCGTAGCCATAATGTTTCCTTTATAAACGAGGCATTGCCTCAAACACTGCTGTTGCTTTTGTCAACACAACGAAACGCTACAGCTTCAACAGCTTTGTCTTTCAACAAAACCACCAACTCTTTTGCCTTCACAGTCGCTGCTGCTTCACAGCGCTGTTTGTCATTGTACATTACATAGTGCTCATATTCCAACACCATACACCATTGAGCTATGCAGATGATGTATTGAGCAACATACATATGTTATATCACCACTTTATTTTATTCGCCCACCATGCAGCAGACATCTTACCCTTAGCGATGTTAGAAGCATGACGGGCTTTAAAGGCTTCATTGCGCTTAGACCCTTCAGGGCTTCCTTTAACACCTTGCTGACCAAACCTGATGAGTTTGATGTTGTCACCATCCTTAGCCAACACAACATGAC